TGCTCTGGGTTCGTGATGTCCCTGGCTTCGAGTACATTCTTATTCATACCGGCAACACGGATGAACACACCAGTGGTTGCTTACTTGTAGGCAACAGCTCGGACTACAAAGGCTTTATCGGAAGCTCGGTTGATGCATACAAAAGAGTCTACCCAAGCATTGCAGAGGCATTAGAAAACGGTGAAGATGTGGAGATCACATACACCGATTTTGACCTTTGATATAACCCTTATCTTTGTGTAAACAAATCAAGTTATAATGAGCAAATTCTTATCTATATTCAAAACTGACAACACCTGGAATGAGAAAACCATTATTGGTTTCTTGTCTTTTGCTGTTATGGTGTTGGTTATGTTGGCTGATGTTCTTACTGGTGCTTGTGGTAAAGATCTTCCTATCAATGAATTTACATACAACTCTTTTGTATACATAACCCTTGGGTCTTTTGGAATCGCTGGCCTGGAAACATTTGCTAAAAAATGACAGAGGCGGATTTAAAGTTGATGTTTTTTAACGCAGTAACATTCACCTTGAGTTTTGCTCAAATTGAAATGGTACTAAAGATTGCATTGTTGTTGGTTTCAATTGGATATACAGCTCAACGCTGGTATTTGATGCACAAGGATAATAAAGATGGCTAAAATAGGCGAGGATACAGAAATCACACTCGATATTAAAACTATCGTTATTGTACTTGCTTTTATTGGTACGGTAATCGGCATGTGGTTTACCTTGAAAGCTGATATTGAGTTAGCAAAGGAACTTCCGAAGCCAAACATCACCAGGACTGAATATGATCTAAAGGATCAAATGGTTCGTGATGCAATTATGAGAACCCAGGAGCAAGTAGAAGAAATAGGTAAGGATGTAAAGACTATCGATGAGAGATTATTTGAAATCCAACAAAACCAAAAGTGAGAAAGATTCTATTACTTATTGCTCTACTATCCTTTCAATACGCAAAATCTCAAAGCGTAACAGTTGTCCATATCAATGCTGAATTTAATTCAACTAATGATTGGGATGAAGTAAAAAATATTGAAGGCGCAAAACTTATGAATGGATACATTGATAAGAAGCCAGCAATAAAGGATGCATACGACATTAGGTATGTACCCACTATCATTGTGTTTAGCAATGGACAAGAAGTTAAACGATGGGAAGCTGGTCTTGACATGAAGCTCCACGTTCGGTTAGAGGATGTTCAATATATTGTAGATACTTATAAATGAAATGGTTAATCAAGAATCTCTTGTTCGTTCTATTACTGACTTCATGCAGCGCACAGTATCATCTGAAAAGAGCAATAAAGAAAGATCCATCAATTCTGGAGAAAGACACTGTAACTGTGGTGGACACGATTGTAACTGCTCCGGTTAATATTAAAGATACCGTTACCCTCCTGGAGAAAGACACCTTGGTAATCACCAAGGAAAAATTAAAATTGAAAATTGTACGAAGCTTTGACACAATATCTGTGCAAGCAGAATGTGCATCTGATACTATCATTAATACTATCAGAGTTCCTTACGAGAAGGTGGTGTATGTCCAAGAGCGTACATTAAAAGAGAAGTTACAGATCTGGGGATTCTACCTTATGATTGGACTCTTTGTTTACCTTGCTGTTCGTAGACTCGCCAATGGCTAAAAAGAAAAAGCGCACCGTTCCAAAGGAACAGCACGCAAAGAAATGGTGTGAGGTTATGCCGGTAGAGTGTACCGGTATTTGTTGCAAGACTAAACGACCTGCGAAGTAAAGGTGTTGTATTCTTTTTTGGATATACCTATGCGGTCCATCCAGGCATCTACTTCCTCCTTATCCATAAATTCAGACGATCTTTCCAACAGCCTGGCAGCAGTCATTCTTATTGACTCATATCCTTCGATGTGAGACTTCCGGCCATATATCTTATTAGAGATAAAGAAACTATCGATGACATCGTTTACTGCGTTTACCAGCTTCGTAAAGTCTTTGTCTATTAAATACAATTCCTCCACCTTTCGTTCTGCATGTATCACTGTTGCGTGATCCCTTTTAATCATCATCCCGATTTCGGTGGTGGTGTAATCTCTTTTGCGTAGCGCATACGATAAGCAATGTCTTATATCTACAACTCTTCTTTGCCTGGTGTTCTTTAAGATGTCTACATCAAAGCTCTCGTTGATTAATTGGATGAGCTTTTCCTTCTGTCTTATATTCATGTGCATTTAATTTAGGGAGAACGAAGTTAACATTATTGTGAATAGCATCCAAGCAATACCCCATTAAATAAGGGAATGTAAATTATTTTCACATTTTTGTGGAAAAAGGTTGTGTGCATGAAACTTATTCACTAAATTGCAGTATAATTAAAACGAGAGATATTATGGTTTCACAAAATCCATCGGGCTTTAACAAGCTCCAAAAGAGAGTTCAGCAACAAGCGATTTTAGACCTTGTAGAATGCTGTAGAGAAAATAAAGTCTTTACCCTAATGGTGTTCGCCAGTGAGTCGGTAGAGGAAATGTTAGACGTTATCCACGAGCATTACGACTTCAACGAGTTTGGAGGATTGTGTTCTACTGAAGGAGACATTCTTGAATTTATGTACCCAAATGTTGATGACCGCATTGAGAAGATGAACGAGTTGCAAGACATTGTATTGAACACTATGTATGATATTTCAAGACTACCGAAAGGTATGAGTGTTATCGGTGCTATGAACCTTTTAAATGCAGTATCATGAGTAACGAAGAGATTATCAACTTGTTGAACCTCATCTCATGGGATTGGGATAGGTTAAGCAGAAGCGGTCAGTCGATTGCAAATGAGATGTTTGACGATGTAGAGAACGGCATTCCGTTTACGAAGTTCAAAAAGTATTTAATGGATTTATGTTGGGACTACGATCGCATGAGTAGTGGTCTACAGCAGGAGATGCAATACGCAGCAAAACAATTAGGATTTGAATTATGAGAGAAGATTTGATTAAGGCTTTGAAGAGCCACGATTGGTACTACCAGTATTCCGACAACTACAAGGTTTGGGATAGAGGTCGCTTGCAACGTCAGCGAATTAACGAAATGGTTTCCCAAGCCAAAGGCGAGGGATGGGGTGATGAAGCAGAAGAATTGTATAACCAATACAAGCCGTAATGCCTTACAAGAATATACATGGGGAGAACTGCTATGGCTTTGGATGGCTTGAAGCAGCGCCAGGGAGCAATGATTTTAAACCCACCAGCGGAGGCAATACAGTGTGGGCTAAAAACAAAGATCAAGCGATTCGCAGCGTTAACCGTGAGCGTAAGGCGTTTGAGAAAGAGAACCCTACGCATTATCAGTTGCGTGTCAACGTGTCTACAGTGCGTAGATTTAAAAACCGTGAAGAACACCATGACTTTGATTATGGTCTATATTTGATGACGGTATGAAAAAGAGGGAAGAGGCATACAAGAAGATCTTGGATAGATTGTATCCTGGACTTGTAATTAGAAAGATGAGCGATGAAGTAAAACACAGCTATGGGTTGGTGCTGTCTGCCGAGAGTGACGTGCGTAGTACCAAAGGAATTCCATTGATTGACTACTACCACGAGGCAGAGTGCCTATTGAACGATGGATATCAGACTGGTGATCTATACGATATGGGCGTTAGTTACGAGTTTGTAGCCTGGATAGACAAGCATCCCGACCTACATTTCGAGTGGGAGAACCCTGCTGTTCTAAAATTATATATCACATGAGTGAATACCTATCTGCACGAGTTGAAGCATTAGAGGCGGAGTTGCAAGCAACACGCCAAGCTTTTGCCGAATACAACTCACAAATATCAGAACAAGCGGCATACGACCTTTTGGACCTGGCCGTAAAACGAATTAAATCACAATTAAATAATCAAGAAGATGGCGAAACATCAATTCAAAACGACCAACATCAAGGGTAAACAGTATGTTGAGGTTAACGAGCGTATCAAGTTCTTTAGAACCGATAGCGCATACAAAGGGTACAGCCTGGTATCCGAGATTGTCAAATTAGATGATAGTGAATGCGTGGTTATGGCCTCGATCTGCAATCCCGATGGAGATGTAATTGCAACTGGAATCGCACAAGAGTACAAGAGTGCATCACGCATCAACAGCACAAGCTATGTAGAGAACTGCGAAACCAGTGCTTGGGGTCGTGCGCTGGGTAACTTGGGCATCGGAATAGATACAAGCATTGCTACTGCCGAGGAGGTAAACAATGCAATTCATCAGCAGGAGAATCCTCCAAAGCCAAAGGGCGATGTGTTCCAACAAGCACTAAAGCACCTGGAAGGATCAAAGACCAAAGAGAGTGCCTTGAGCCGAATAATGGATAAATACGGCTCACAGTTTACTGCTGAACAAAAGAAACAACTTCAGTCCCTGGTCTAATGGAATTTGCAAACAAACTCCAAGAGATAACCGGAAAAGACTATTTGAGTTACAGCTCGATTAAGTATGCTCTTGCAGACATGCGTTTGTTTGAGTTGTACATGGCTGGTAAACTCAAGAAAGAATCTGCTGCACTTACGTTCGGCAGTATATACGATCTATTGCTCTTTGAACCCGAAAAGTTCGATGACCAATATGTAGTGTTTGATGACTCCGAAATCATTGAGGGTATAAACTCAAAGAACCCACGGATCACCAAAGTCTACAAAGAGTGGAAATCAGATTTCCTTAAACAGATCGGCAACCGGGATATGGTGCTTGCCGAGGATTACCAAATGGCGATTGATATGATCACGAGACTGAATGACACTGGTATAGTGGAGCAGTATATGTCTGGTGACTATCAAGTCGAGTTTAACACATTCATCGGTGAGATCCCAGTCCGTGGATTCTACGACTGTTTAGGCGATGGCTATGTTACGGATAGCAAAAGCACACGATCCGTTTCTGGCTTTCGATATGATGTCCCAAAGTTTGGGTACGACATTCAGTGCTACATCTACAAGGAAGTATCCGGAAAAGATGAGTTCTACTGGGTGGCCCAAGAAAAGACCTACCCCTATTTACCAGGGGTCTATCGTGCAAGCGATCATACGATCCAACGAGGCCACGATAAATTCTGGAGAGCTGTGGATACTATCAGAGAGTACCTTGAGGGCAACAAGGCCACAGATCTATTTTACATTGCCGAAGAAATCTAATTCTTTAATTTTTTTATCATGAGCGAGAAAAAAGAATATCGCAACGATGGAGTACTTATGGGAAACATCAACTCACCAATGGTAACATTCCGTTGTGGGATTACACTGGATCAAGCAAAGGACTTGACCAAGTATGCAAACAGCAATGGCTGGATCAACTTTGAAGTGATGCACACCAAGAATGGTAAGAGCATCATGAAGGTGTTAGACCCACGCCTGGCACAGCAGAACGCAACAGCAGAACCTGCTGCGGCATTCGCTGAAAGCGGTGGTGATCTACCATTTTAATTTAATGGGTCGCTGGGAAACCAGCGGCCCTTAACAAACACTTATGCAAGTACCAATTTATTATACGGTGTGTCGCATTATGTGGAAGACGAAGAGAAGTAGAGGACATAGAGAGGTGTGGGTTATAAGCCACCACAAGGAGATTCCAGCACTACAAAAGAATAAGATTGATTGGATCAAAGCACACTACTTTAAGAACACGAAAGTGAAACCAGATGTACTTATCCAAGACATTATTAGTCAGAAGCAAATAGGCACAACATCAAGACCAGAGAGAAATGATTAAGAAGTTTTTAAGAAAGCAACAGCACAAAAGATATGTGCGTAGTCTACTCAACGATTTGCGTTGGGACATAGTGAATACTACCATTGTAGCATCTGCTACTGGATGGACCAAAGGGGTGACCGATCACCTGGAGAATAACGGAGCATTGATTCGCAAGTACGAAAGAAGATTGAAATGGCTGAAGTTTTAGATCTCGATCGTTTTAAGGAGGCAGTAAAGCTCTTGGCTTTGTACCAGGTAACACTGGAGCAAATGGATGCATTCCGTAACACCAAGCTGTACAAGCATTCCATCAAGAATAGAATGAACAGCCTGGAAAAAGATATAGAGGGATTGATCCGAGTGCCGGTTGTCCAATTAGACAACACCGACTTCGACATCTTCCAGGAGATCCAGGTCAAGGTTGATGCTATCCTGGACTTAACGATTGATGAATTAACGCAGTTAAGAATTGTAATAGATGAAGCACGAGAATCAAATGAAGGCTGAAGCCTGGTATTGGTTTGTCTCTGGGTTTATGTTCAGAGGTGAGAAAGAAGAAATCCAATCACACAGTGTTACCAGAAAACGCTTTGAGCAACAGTGGGAACTCTTAACCAATGATCCGTTTGGAGATCACTTTGAGATTAACCCTAACTCGGCAGAAGTAAATGAGTAATGTGTACCAAAGTGGTACACAAAGTAAGGGTAAAACCTTACAATGTTGTCACATAAGTAAGGTAATAGTGTGACAAAGTGTAAAATGAAAAGCACTCAAAGTGTAAAATATCTCAAATCGCAATACGCAATAAATCAAATGAGATGATGGGAAGTCCCACCATAAAAGGATGTTAAGGCATATAATGATGGGAAAAGAAATCAAATCATACGCAACAACATATAAAACTAACTTTTGCCAGTATAACAGATTATTGGCATTATTAACCTTTAAAACAAAAGAGAAATGAATAAACAAGTAGCCAGAGAGTTAGATGAATTTGTTACTATTGTTGCTGATCGGTTCTCAAAAAAAGATAGAGAAGGAAATGTGAATCAAGAAGACTTCTCCATCGATGAAGTTATACCTACTTCAGATCATACAGCCGTAGTAAGATTCAAAAAGAACACCGGTAAGATTGGACTCGCATTCTTCTACTACATCCCCAGAGGAATGAGTAATGGCTGGAAGTACTTCTTTCCAACAGACTCTCACATCAATGGTTTCCGTGCCTTTGAGATGGAGAAATACCAAGTAGAAAAAGAAAACTACAAACATAATTTCAAATAAAAACACCAAAGAGAAATGAAAAGAGATTATTTAACGAGATACACTCCACTGGATGAGTGTCATTATCCGACAGCATTCGACAAGCTCATGGGTTATCCAAAAGAAACTGTTGAGGAGCTGGCGAAGAAAGCAAAAGAGATCAACCGCATGATTGAGCTGTGCAAAAATGATAGTGAACGATATGGAATCGAATCTGATTGATTGGATTATTGTACTGGTGATATTGATCGCCTGGCACGGATACCTAATTTGGAAAATGAATAAGGATGATTAGCAGATCGATACCTACGCTTCTCAAAGAAAAGACATGGGAGTATTGTCAGCGAAACAACCTGGGCAACAGAGGGGCTTTTGATGGGTCACCAGAGCAACAGTACACCGGAATGCTTGGGGAGAACATGCTGCGCATTTCCATGGGACTGTTACCTTCTTGGAGCATTGGGTTTGATGGAGGTCACGACCTGGTAATCAACCGAGTGAAAGTTGATGTGAAGACGATGGGCAGAAGTGTAGATCCAAAGCCCGATTATGTAAACAACTTTGTCGGATACCAAAAGAGTTTAGATGCCGATATGTTTGTATTTTGTAGCATCAATAAAACCACCAACACATTTTGGATTTGTGGGATGGCGGCCAAGCAAGACTTCCTAAAGTCTGCGAGCTTCTTCCCCAAGGGATCGATTAGAAAGAGATCAGACGGCACGGAATTTAAAACTGGATCACCGTTGTATGAGATTAGAAATGATCTACTCACACCGGTAGAAGATCCCATTAACATTTGGGCATATACACATGAGTACGCAGATTTTTTGGTCAGATGACGAGCAGCTTCAAGACTGGCAGAAAGAAATATTAACACGAGAATTCAATGAAAAGAGAAGAGCAAATTCGAGCAGTAGGCCAGGAGGTAATCGACCTGCTGGTGGAGAAGAATAAGGCATACGGCAACAGTGCATTAGAGCCAGCCAACATCTTCGCAAATGGAAGTGCAGTTGAGAATCTTTGTAGCCGCATCGATGATAAGTTGATGAGGATCAAGAACAAGGGGATAAACGACAGCACGGAGGACACCATCAAAGACCTTATTGGTTACTTAATTTTACTTAAAATCGCATTACATGAGTCTACTGGAGAGAAAGATCACACTGTTTCAAACAATATATCAAAAGGAAGAACCGATAATCCGTTCGGTTGGACTCGCTCTACAACGTATCCAGAAGGGGAAGAGCAGATCTATTATTGAGGATGTTAGAGCTGGTCGCTCTGACAAAACAAAACTACCAGTCGTTTGCTGGTCCGGACAATTCGCCAGGAGAGCTGATGATGCCCTCATGGAGCATTCGGGTTTTACCATTCTTGACTTTGATAAACTTGAGGATGTACTTCAAGTAAAGAGACAGCTCGCAGAGGATAAATACATATTCGCTATTTGGGTGTCTCCAAGTGGAAACGGTTTGAAAGCTTTAGTGCAGCTGAAGTTTCCAGACAAGCACCGTGATCAGTTCAATGCGCTGATTAACTACTTCAACAAAAACTACGGTCTGAACCTGGATGTATCTGGTAAGAACGAGTCGAGAGCGTGTTTTGAATCTTACGACCCAGAGTTAGTCATCAACCTGGATGCAGAGATCTACGCAGGTGTACTTGTAGACCAAGAGGAGAAGCAGAAAATCAACGCTCTTGACAAGGGAACTGATTATCGTAAACTAAACATCGCTGCCAGGATCATACGATTGGCTGAAGATGGGGAGAAACACCACGCACTCCTCCGAGCAGCAACACTCGCAGGTGGTTACATTGCCGCAGGTAAGTTGGAGGAGGAAGAAGCATACCGAGTTTTGCTGCGTGAGATATCCAAGAAAGACATCAACAGCCTGGAACACGCAAAGGTTACGATCCAGGATGGTATAGCGCACGGAAAGAACCTACCAATTCGTGAGGTCATTGAGCAAGAGTCCACAGCAATGAAGGAGATCGAGTTGGATGAAATGGATCTGTCCTTTATCAGCTCTGATGACGATGACTACCACTACATGGTGGAGTTTGCTGAAGGAAGAATCCCAGAAGGACTAAAGACCGGCAACGAGATTATAGACAAACACTTCCGCTTCAAAAAAGAAATGTTCATAGGCATGGGCCACAGTAATGTGGGTAAGACCACCTTTATGCTCTACTTGATGATAGTGGCGAGCAGCAAGCACGGATGGAAGTGGCTCGTGTACTCCAGTGAAAACAAAACAGCCATGGTCAAGGTGCGATTGATGGAGTTCTACCTGGATCGCCCACTCCGAGCCATGCAGCATGAGGAGCGCAAAGAGGCATACAAGTGGGTAAGTAAACATTTCACCTTGATCTCAAACCACGAGGTGTACAGTTACACTGACCTTATACTAATGTGTAAGAAGACTATGCAAACGAAGAAGTTGGACGGCATCTTCATTGATCCATACAACAGTTTGAAGGTCAGCGCATCGGGATCAGGCATCATCAGCACACACGATTACCATTACCAGGCACTGCGTGAGTTATTAACATTCAGTGTAACGCACGACATGGCTGTGTGGATTAATATGCACGCCATGACTGAAGCGCAAAGAAGAAAAGGACCGGATGGTCTACCCACTGCACCGTATGCAGAAGATACAGAAGGGGGAGGTAAGAATGTGAATGTCGCTGATTGTGTAGCAACCATACATAGAAAGATTCAAGCCCCAACGCCAGAGGAAAGAAAGACTGTTGAGTTCCACATGAGAAAGGTGCGTACTACTGAATTAGGTGGTAGCCCTACAAGTTTGGATCAGCCTATGTTGTTCAGAATGAACACTGATGGTACTGGTTTCAGATGTCTCAATGGCCCAGACATTTACGATCCAATTGAACACGGAACTCCAGTTCAGCAAGTGTCAATAACTTCCGGATACGACATTGCTTTTTAACAAAAGTGTTTGTTAAATTTATTGCATGGCTAAAAGAAAAAAGGGTGCGGTAAATAGTAAGAAGAAAACCATCGATGGTATTACTTTCGCCTCTTCTCTTGAAGCGTATTGTTACGAGCAACTGAAGAAATCTGGCTTTGAGTTTATGTACGAGGGCAAGACATTTGAGCTTCTTCCATCAGCCCAATATTCTGGTGTGTATTTTAAAAGCGTACCCAAAAGTGCTGCAATGAAATCATACCAGGGGAAGAAAGTTCACCCCTTGACATACACCCCGGATTTTTTCAGCTCGCAACATAAGTTTGTAATTGAAACGAAAGGTTTTGTACCGAGTCAGCACACCTTTCCACTACGCTGGAAACTGTTCCTACATTACCTTAATGAAAACGGCATGGGAGACTATCAGCTCTTTCTTCCGAGAAACCAGGAGCAAGTACGATCCGTGATACAGATACTAAACCAGCGATGAATGAACAACAACTGTCCGACCTATACTTTACGGCAACATCACGAGTGGTAGATGTGGCCCAAAGCCTATACGAGCGACTACACACGCAGAAAGGATTTCCAGAGACGGACGAGGAATTGGTCCGCAAGATGATTACCGAAACCATCAAAGAGATCCGCAGTGAATTAGATTTAATTAAAACAGCAGTAGCGGAAATCAATGAACATCATACTCGTTAGCGACTGGCAAGGAGTTAATTACCATAGAATGGTTATCCCATTTGGTAGGATGGCTCAACAAAAGATGGCCAACATTCATATCATTGAGGATGTCCTTGACCTGCTCCACATAGACCTATCCAAGGTCGATAACTTTATATTCTCAAGACACTTACAACTCACACCCAAGGGATACGAAACTATCGGTCTGCTATTAAAAGAGGCTGGTGTTCGTGTGATCCTGGACCTGGATGACTATTGGGTGCTGCCTCCGGACAACGCTGCACGCAAGGCATATGAATGGAACAATGACCCTAACCAAGGAATCAGAAGAGCCATTGAAAACGCAATAAAGATTGCCGATCACTTGTGGACACCCAACAAATTAATCTACAAGGAAGCCAAGAAACTAAACAGTAAGCTGACCTATTCTATAATCCCAAACGCCATTGATCCGGAAGAGGGTGTCTGGAACAAAGAAAAGAACTTCACCGATGGGGTGCGCTTCGGGTACACTGGAGCAAAGAACCATAAGAAAGACCTGGAGCTGATGGGTGTGGATTGGTCCAAGCATTACACATACACCACCAACCTGGATGAGTACGATAAGATCCTGGCGGCAAACCAGGTGACACTACCATTGAAACTGCATGAGTACGGACTGCTGTACAACAACTTTAATGTAAGCCTTGCTCCACTGCGATCACGAAAGTTTGACAAGTGTAAGAGTAACCTCAAAGCAATTGAAGCTGGGTTCACTGGATGCGCACTCATCGCCTCCAACACCACACCATACAAAGAGTTGATAGTGAACGGCGAGAACGGAATACTATGCAGCAACTTCCAGGAATGGGAAGAGGCAGTAAACAGCATGACACCGAAAGAAGTCAAACGCCTGGCAGACAACTTATACGAGACAGTCAAAGATGACTACCACATAAACAATACAATTAAATTAAGAGCAGATGAGTTACAATAATAACCCAGATCACAAGATGTTCATTGATGAGGTACTGCACCGTTGTGCAAGGATGTACCAAAACCTCGGATGCGACAGCCCAAAGTCAGCATACAAGCAAGCAAGAATTGAAGAGCGTAAGCTCCTTCGTGCCGTTCGTGAACTTGACCCAGAGAAGATCGATCGCCTTCTAATAAACACAGACAAATGAAAGAGTTAGTCCAAGAGCTGATATCAGAATCCATTATCTACTGCGTAAACAAAAATATCCCATGGGAACACGAAAGAGTCTACGAATTGGTATCGTTCAAACAGTTGCCGGTGCATACGAGATTAGCGGTCAGACTGATTATCAGCGTACACGCTTTCCTAAACACTTTCTAAACCAACACAACATGGGATTCAAAGTTAACACACGAGTTGATGAACTCCTGGAGAGATACGGATCAAAGGAAGCAGCACTAACCCAGGCAAAGCAGATATACTATATGGCCGATGGTCCATATCAAAAAGCAATTTGGGAGCAAGTGATAGACGAGTTGAGTGAGGAATAAAGATTACAGATCGTACCTCGGTGCAATGGGTGAGGCACTGGTGATGGCTGATCTTCTTCGGCATGGATACCAACCTCATCTTCCTGCAACCAACAACTGCCCATACGATATCCTGGTAACAAAAGGAACAATAGTATTCCGAGTCCAGGTTAAGTATCGGACAATGACCAGAGGCGCAGTCGAAGTCTCCATGCGTAGAGCAACAAGCGATGGATACAAACATTACCAAGATGATTACGATATCCTGGCCATAGTAACAGACGGTGATCGCATAGCATACCTGCACCGGTCAGAGTTGGTCAACTCCGTAAGGCTACGCATCCATAAGTCCAAGAACAACCAAGAGAAGAACATAAGACAATTCAATAAATATAAATGTATCAATGCAGCAGTCATTAGAGCGAGAGATCAAAGCGATTCACGCATGGGCGAAGAAAGCCCCAGGAACAAAGAAAAGCGTAGACGGTGACCACCAACATGTGGACTACACACTGGTAGTAGATGGAGTCAAATTGGCCGTAGTTATCACCACAAAGATATCTACCAAAGACTTCAAGACGAGAGTAATAACAGCAAGGGAGCTTGCAATACTTGACAATTACAAGAAGGGGGGCATATGGAAGTTTGCCTATGTCTTGGATATCCACCAAGATGTTGTCAACTATTGGGAATTGGCCGACATAAGTGGTAACTTGCAAGGAACTGAAATTCAATTAAATATAAACACATGCAAATCCATTAATCTATGAGAAAGAAGATTAACCAATTGGATCTCTTCTCCGGTATCGGAGGATTCCATCTCGGCCTGGAAAGGGCTGGGTATAAAGTCAAGAGTTATTTTAGTGAAGTAGACAAGCACGCAATAGCCGTGTATAAACATCAATTTAAAGACGCAGAATATGTCGGATCAGTTACAGATGTTCGAGGAGAACAATTACCCAAAATTGACATCATCACCTTTGGAAGTCCTTGCCAGGATTTCAGCCTTGCTGGAAAACGTAAAGGAATGGGAGGGCAACGATCAAGCCTTATCCTTGAAGCAATTCGACTCATTGAAGAGTGCAGACCAGGAGTATTTATCTGGGAAAATGTTAAAGGAACTTTCAGCAGCAACGCTGGCGAAGACTTTGCGGCAATCCTCCAAGCGTTTACCTCGATTGGGGGCTATCGACTTGAATGGGAACTGCTTAATACATCGTGGTTCTTGCCCCAAAATAGAGAGCGGATATACCTTGTCGGATATTCTACAAGAACCAAACGAGATTGGAGAGGAATTTTTCCTATCGGAACAAGTAATGGAGAGAATATTGGCCAATGGAGTCAAATAAGAGAGGCAAGTAAACCAGTCGGGCATCGTGGTACTGGAGGTCAGCAAGGTAAGGTGTATAGCGATCAGGGATTGTCACCGACAATAAGCGCATACACATCGGCTGATCCTACATTCATCAAAGAGAACTACACCGCACAAGATATCCGAGGCAACGAGTTCACACCAACAATTAGAGCTGGAGGTAGACATGTCTTCACCAAGAAGCACAGTTGGGATGTAGTCATCGAGGGTAACGAGCAAGACATTGAGGTGTGGAAGCGCAACGGAACAAAAGTATCCGATGACATCGCACCAACATTGACCGGAGGAGCAGGTAACAGTGGTGGTAATCACTCCGACATGGCCTGCCTCAAGGTTAAGAGCGCAACAAAGAGAGGATACGAAGAGGCGCAAGAGGGGGATAGCGTAAACTTATCTCAACCAAATAGCGAAACTCGTAGAGGTCGTGTAGGTAAGGGAAAAGCCAACACACTTGAAACAAGTTGCAATCAAGGAGTAGTGCAACCAGTACAAATAGGACAAAGCACCAAGACTTTCGCACACAAGAGCGGAACAATAGTAGGTAAGGAAGGACAAGATGCATTCACAATCAGAAGTTCTAACCCTAATGGTGTCAAAGTAGAAGCAAACAAGGTTGATCACAACGTAACCGGATTCAGAATTCGTAGACTCACACCAATAGAATGTGAACGATTACAAGGATTTCCAGACAACCACACAGCGTTAGGAGTTTACGACGGTGAAATTAAAGAAGTAAGCAACACTCAACGATACAAAATGTGTGGGAACGCAGTGACTGTAGACGTGGTTCACGCAGTAGCAGAACGCATCAAAGAAATACTTTAGTGAGTGTAGAGAGTTGTGAGGGGATGTGGGAGAGTGTGTAGTAGGGTGGGATTGTTAGCCCTCTGCGAAGAGCTGACGGTCCGAGCCGAGACCGTGATCCTGGCATCGGTGGGGTAGGGGAGGGGCTACTCTCCTTGACCCTTCGAAAGGTGCTATTTAACATAATGTTTATTATAGCCTTAATCCGATGCAGTTATAATGCGACCTGGAACTGGTAGGTCAGCGAAGATCTCCGGTCGTATAAGCCAGGGAAAAAGCCAAAAGTTTTCCAGATTTCGGGATCAAGTCGATGGGGGTGGGGTTTCGGGATCGGTTTCGGTTTTGGTTTCGCACCAGTCGGTAACGTATATAATCCCCACTATCTATATAACTCACCAAATTTGTCGGTTTAGTCTCCCCTAAAAATCAACTCAAAAAAAGCACAAGTGGTCTACCCTACTGTTTATTAGATAGTTGGGTGTGTTATGTTCAAGTATTGGTATAAGTTGACAATGTAGATGAAAAGCTGTAACTTCGCTTGCGTATCGCATCTTGCGGTGTTGGTGCTGGAGCTACACCACTACAATGCTCACGCCCGACAAAGCAGATAGCGAGTAGAGCTGTAAGATAGGCAAGCTGTATTTATATGAAAGCGGTAAGAGATAAAGATGTACAACAGAAAGGGTATAGTGACGGCAGTCCGTATCGTAAGAGAAAGTACATTGTTATTAAGGGTGACACCATAGACATGAGCAAGACTGGGTTGAAGTTGCGTTTGATCCCAGATGTTGGCCAGGAGAAGGTGGCTGAACCTTACAGTGGTATCCACAAGTTCCCTGGAGCGAGCCAGGTGAAGGAAATCCCTATTGGATAGATCTGTATCTTTGTGCTATGCGTGCAAAGAAGAAATATCAATCCGGGGGTGCGGTCAGTAGATCCGCAAAGTATTACCAGGAGAATCCAGAAGCAAGGAAGAAAAAAGCACAGTACGACACGGAGTATCACTCCACTCCTTCCAGGAGAAGGTATCGTTCTTTTTTGAATCGTAAGAACCGGGAGGCCGGTACTTATGGTAATGGTGACGGCAAGGATTGGGATCACGGTGTACGCAGAATGATTAGTCAGAGTAAGAATAGATCAAAGAAATAACATGAGGGCGAAAAAGAAATACAAAGCCGGAGGAATGATCAAGCGTGCTGATGGAAGTTACAGCCGGAGAGGACTGTGGGACAACATCCGTGCAAACCGTGGATCTGGTAAGAAGCCTACGAAGGCTATGTTGAAAGCCGAGAAGGAAATCAAGAAGGATGAAAGCAAAAAGAAAGACTCATAAAGAGGTCGATCCACCGAAGGGTTACCATTGGATGGAGAAAGGTGGTCGCTACTATTTAATGGAGGGCGATTACAAGCCTCATGACGGAGCTGTGGAGAAAGCCAAGTTCCGTATGATGTATAAGCACTAAAGGAAACAATTCACTTGTCACCTATTATGGGTGTTCGCATTACCTTTCCTGGGGGACTTCGGTCCCCTTTTTTTATGCCTGGAAAAAAAAATATTACTCTTTTACACAATTATGTGAATTATTTGCGTTATACTTGTAATAGAAACATTTAAAAACGAGAGACATGAATGAAATTGGCTTGAATGATGTAGTACTTACGAATGATGAAGTACGAATGACCCGTGATCTAATTACAGCAGCGATGATGGTTGCAGCAGAGACTGGTCACGAAAAGATTAGAATGGATTTATTCAATCTATTAGATAACTTCTTAATTCCGTTGCAAGATGAAGATTGACATTGCAGTAAGTATCAATAGACACAATGGGGGCGAGTGGAAGAACTCGTTCCTACAGTGTGAGCGTGAAGAGATCGATAACCTTCACCAACAATTATGCGAGGAGAATCCATACTCCTTCATCAACTTCCGCTGGGACAAAGGCGAGAGTTTCATCTACGGTGCGCCACATCAAATGTTGGTTGACCAAAATACGCTAACTTTAGAGGAGTACATGGCTAAATGGTATGGGATATGAAAAAGGTAAAGGGAACTATAACGAAATTGATTCTCCACTACAAGGCGAATGAATTATCACCGGAACAACTCCAAGCGGACCTCCTAAAAGATTGGGGCATAAAAATTACATGGTCTGCTTTAATGCTTCGATGGAAGCGAGCCACTGGCTGATCGGTAAAAATCAGTCACCACAATTCGCCCTCTCTGGGACAGTGCATAGCGAACACGGTAGTTATACTTGGTTTCGCTTCTGAAGATGTGATCTTCCGCTGTGTTGGAGGGGGTTAATTTATCAAAGTACTTATACATGTACCCTTCATTCACCAATGGGTATATCACCATCCTGGCGCAGAACTGCCTATTGAGATCGAGCTGTTGCGTTAGGTAATCTATCGTAAAGAATTCCAGGTCATAGCAAAACACCATCGCCAATATTTGGGATAGGGTGAGGTCGTGCTTCTCACGATAATACTTCAAAGCATTGTAGGAATATTTCAGACCGTCATGGCTGTACTTCTTTCTTGGAAGTTTAGCGAAATCACGGAACATCCGCTTCTTGGATTTGGCCATTGTATTAAATTGTATTTTTGTAGTAAATACAAATTTACAAATTCATGGCTACGCTTACCGGATCAAAGGTTAAAGATACCTATCAGAGTTTATTAAAATTAGAAAGCGGTACTGCTTCATCTACATACAAGGTTGTGGAGGATGGCCAGGGCAATGACACTGGTCTAAAAGTATCCACTGGTGGAGTTGAAGTTGGCGAGCTGAAGTTCACTACCGATCCTACTACCTCATCAACGGAGCTTACAGCTCTGGTATACGATGGTACAACCAAGACTGTAAAGACCAGGGACTTAAATGCAAATGCATTCACCGGGAACTTATCTCCAGCGATCATCGTTGCTCGTGTAGCATCTGACTACACCTACACGACTGGATACGACACACCAACTCTTGCTGATGTAGATAATGACTCCGACACTGGATCATACCAATTTGGATCTGCTGGAGACATCACACTTAACGGTGCTGAAGGTACGATCACGATCAACACTGACGGTGTATTCCGAATCAGTTTGTCGGCAAATAGTGTAACGACAAATTCAAATACAACTATTACCTTTAAACTTCTCAAGGATGCAACTACGCTTCTTGAGATCAGCCGTGAGAAAGCAGCTGCCGGAACATATATGGATAGCTTCGATTTCGTTCAAGCATTCCGTGCAGCAGATGTGATTAAATACGAATACAAGGCTTCTGGATCTGGAGCAACGCTGAAGGAAAAGAGTTTATTTGAAGTTCAGAGAATCCAATAATGAATAACCAACATATCAGAGAATACCTACTTGAACTCCGAAACGAGGTCATGAAGAAGGTAGAGGAGTTAGCGGTGCAATACGACATCCCAAAAGATGAGGTAGTGTTCCTCATGACTACTGGTGTGTATGTAAATGATGGCGAGCAGCTGATGATGGGTGTTTGCTCCACGGCCAATAGCGATGTTGAAATAGAAGGTCTATTGAGCGGTATGGATTCTATCCTGGAAAACTTATACGAAGAACCAGAAGAAGGAACTATAGACTGGTGGTTAGACAGACTTACACCACCGGATGATGAAATGCTAAATTAAATGAAACATGAATATCATACGAAAGATTATCGTAGGCATCAATCCCAAAGATGCTATGGCCTACTATGTGGGCATGCGTGCTGGAGGTGATGGCCAGATCTCGGCAATCCTCCTGGACGATAAATACCAACACCAATTTTCCAGAGCAAGATATTTGATCTATATAGAAAACCCAGACGGTACAATCCTCTGGAAGAGTATAGAGAATATGCCTTGTGTAATTGAGTACGACTGTAAATTCAAATAAAATGAAACCACTGGATAAATTTATTATTCGGTTGCCCAAGAAATTCAATGACAAAATAAAGATGGGTGACCAGGAACTCGAACTGGTAAGCAAGTTTGACGAGTTCGGAAATCGAATCATGGATGCAGAAGTTGTTGCCGTACCTCTGAAGTACGACACTGGGGTTAAGCCTGGAGACACACTGTACTTCCATCACACCGTTGCTTTAAACAACACCTTCTATATTGGTGACGATCTGTACCTTGTTCCTTATGTACCTGGAGGAGGGCGTGCAAATCTTGCACATGCCTACAAGAATGAGGATGGCGTACACATGATCGACCAATGGATCTTCCTCGAACCGATGGAGTCCAGCAAAAAAGTACGCAGTTCCGTACTTGAAATTGTACAAGAAGATGTACCTAATGACCGTGGCCGTGTGTGGGCAGACTCCGCTGTATTAGCTGAAGCTGATCTACAAAAAGGCGATGTCGTATATTTCAGTAAGAATAGCGACTACGAAATGGTTATTGATGATGTAACAGTGTGGAGGATGACCATGAACGATTTGCTCTATGCCGAAGTCAAGTAAATTCACAACACTGGATGCAGCACAGCGACTCCTGGTATCTATGGAATCTGCGATCAACAATATGATCGAGGAAATCAAGAAACCAGTAGACAAAGAACTGTCTGGATCACAACGCAAGGCCGAGCTTCAATCGATTAAGCAAACAGCAGTGGATGCCAGGGAGCTGCTCCAGGAACGCCAGCGCATTGAGGAGATGGTAAAGACCTTGCGAGAAACCGGAGGTATAGAAGAGCAGAAAGACTTCTCTGGTGGATTCGCAGAAAGATTCAGTAAGTAATGGCCGGGTTAAAGAAGATAGAGGGGTACGATGACATGGTGGTCAACATATGTCCATCAGATACCGAAGGCGAGATCATAGAGATCTCTGGTATCGACATACAACTACCAAAACAACCCAAGAAAAAAGACATTCTGTTTTCTGATAAGAAGAAGTCGGAACAACGCTGGTCCAGGATACCAATACCAGAGGATCTATCCAAGATACGATCAATGGAGGAATGGGCAGAGCAGCCTAAAGAGTTCAGACTAAAGTACACGCCCTACATCCAGGAAGAGTTCAAAAGAAGAAGAGAAGGCGTATGGTTCATGAACAACGGTAAACCCACCTATATTACCGGTAGACATTACATGATGCTCCAGTGGTCCAAGATCGATATTGGGTATGGGTACTACCTGGAATTCCAAAGAAGGCTGTTTCTTCATTTCGCTGCTTGCGAGTTTGATCCACGATCCTTGGGGCAGATTTACACCAAGTGTAGACGATCCGGTTACACCAATATCTCCAGCACTATCCTGGTAGATGAAGGCACACAAGTAAAAGAGAAACTGCTTGGGGTGCAAAGTAAGACTGGTAAGGATGCCCAGGAGAACATCTTTATGAAGAAGATCGTTCCGGTGTTTAGATCATACCCATTCTTTTTCAAGCCTATCCAGGACGGTACAACAAACCCTCGTATGGAGCTGGCCTTCCGTGAGCCGTCAAAGCGGATCACCAAGAAGAACAAAACATCTCAAGTGGGTGAGGCCCTGGATACAGTCATTAACTGGAAGAACACAACCAACAACGCATACGATGGTGAGAAGCTGCACATCCTTTACTTGGATGAAGCTGGTAAGTGGGAGAAGCCTACCGACATCCGGGAAGCCTGGCGTATTGAGCGTACATGTTTGATCGTAGGTCGTAGGGTAATCGGAAAGGCTCTGGTAGGATCAACAGTGAATCCCTTGGACAAAGGGGGGAAAGAGTTCCGTGATATGTACTACGACTCCGACCCATTGGAACGCAACTCCAACGGTAGAACAAAGACTGGGCTGTATAAGATTTTCATTCCAGCTTACGAAGCATTGGAAGGGTTCTTTGACAAGTACGGTAACCCAATCATCGAAGACCCAGAAGAACCAGTGGAAACTATTGAAGGTGACTTTGTGGAGATTGGTGCAAAGACCTTCTTGAAGAACGAGCGTGATGCACTTCGCCAGGATGTATACGAACTGAACGAGGTAATCAGACAGTTCCCTTTTACCGAGGATGAGGCATTCCGTGATTCTACAAAGACCTCAACCTTTAACATTGGGAAGATATACGAACAAATCGAATACAACCAAGATCTGTATCCTAACCCAGTGATCCGTGGTAACTTTATGTGGAAGGATGGGAAGATGGATACCGAGGTGCTTTTTCATCCAGATGCAACTGGCCGATGGTATGTATCCTGGATGCCTAATCCAGAGAACCGAAACAGCCAAAAAGAAGTATACGGTAAGCGTACTCCAGCCAACACACATTTAGGCGTAGGAGGAGTGGATAGTTATGACCTGGATGCTACAGTGGATGGTCGTGGATCTAAAGGTGCTTGTCACTTATACAATAAGTTTAACATGGCTGTCCCATCTAACTTATTTGTAGCGGAATACGCAAGCCGTCCTCCAATGGCTAAAATCTTCTATGAGGATGTTTTGATGGCTGCCGTATTCTATGGATACCAGCTTTTAATCGAGAACAACAAGTATGGTATCGCCAGGTACTTTGAATCCAGGGGTTACGATAACTATCTGATGGATAGACCAGAACACCTAAAAACATCAAGTGTTGCTTCAAAAACAAAGGGCATACCGTCTAATAGTCAAGATGTTATACAATCTCATGCCCAGGCTATTGAGTCGTATATCCACACACATGTAGGTGTGAATGATCAAACCGGTGAAATGGGCAAGATGTATCTCAATAGAACCCTGGAAGATTGGATACAATACCGCATTGACAACCGTACCAAGTATGACCTTACGATTAGTTCTGGTCTTGCTCTCCTGGCGGCACAAAAATTCAAGCCGGAAAAACCCAAGACCAACTTCAACGAAAAGAAGTTCTTTAGAAAGTACACACCTATAGAGCGTTAAATAACTCCCTTGCTTAATTCACTATATTTGCATAATAGAATATATTGTCGGATATGCAAGGAAATGTAAATAATGAGGGGAAGTACGGTAACTTTCCAGATCCGCTGGCTGATTTTGTAACGAAGTCCTCGAAAGAATACGCTCTAAAATATGCTCGTGCTATCGAGAAGCAGTGGGGTTCGGCAGACGATGAAGGATCGCTTTTTCGCAAGCGTTTAAAGCAGTTTGAAATTAACCGTGACTACGCCACTGGTACTCAAGACACTACGATATACAAGAAGATTCTTACCAGCCTTGATCCTAACGGTGGTGACGGTACGCTATTGAATATCGACTGGACACCAGTTCCTATTGTACCGAAATTCGTTAAGATCGTAGTAAACAAAATCCTCTCTAAAAAACCATATCCGAAAGTAGAAGCTATCGATCCTAACTCCGTAATGGAGAAACAAAAAGAAAGAGATCGTATCCAGCGCAGAATTGAAAACCGTGAGATCCACAAGATGGCTCAAGGTCTGGGGCTAAAAGCAGAATTTGACATTGATAGCCTACCGGAAACTTCTGACGAAGCAGAAATTTACATCAACAACAACCTAAAGACAGTCACGGAGATGGCCGCCCAGTTGTCGGCCTCTCTGACTTTAGATTGGAATAACTATGACGAGGCCGTACACCGCAGATGTGTGGAGGACCTGGTAACCAATGGTATTGCTGTAGTAAAAAGAGATAATGATCCTAACTACGGTATCACTGAAGAATATGTTGATCCAGCATACTTCATCCACAGTTACACTGAAGACCCTGGAATGAACGACCTGGTATATGCCGGTCACATCAAAAGAATGACTATCCAGGAGCTGAAGCGCAAAGCTCGTCACCAGTTTAGTGAAGAACAGTACGAGGAAATGGCTCGATCTGTATCTCACAAGTATGGGAACAACCCAACGAAATTATCTAACACCTACTACGACAAAAACATGCAGCGCAATGCCTTCGGGTACGATGAGTTTATCGTTGAGGTATTGGACTTTGAATACATGTCTGTAGACGATCTAATGTTTGAAGAAAAGAACAGCCGTTACGGAAACGCTGGATTCTACTTCAAAGGATTTGGATACAACGCCACTGGATCTGTATACGATCGCAAGCCGGTATCCATGTCTACAGCAACACTATACGGTGGTAAGTACATCATTGGTACGAAGCACATCTTCGATTGTGGTATGAAGAAAAATCTACCACGCAATGTTCATGATCTCACCAGGACTCGTATGAGTTACAGCGTGGTGGCTACGAACATGCGTAAGATGATGCCGAAGTCTATGGTAAACTCGGTAATTGGTTTTGCTGATCAAATCCAGCTGACACACTTAAAAATCCAACAAGCAATTGCGAAAGCGAAGCCAGATGGCTTGATTGTTGACATTGAAGGGTTAGAGAATGTACAGCTTGGCCGTGGTGGTGAATTAGAGCCATTGGACATCCAGGACATCTACGAACAAACCGGTATCTTCTACTACCGTAGTAAGAACCCAGAAGGTGGATTCCAAAACCCTCCAGTGCGCCCATTGGAAAATAGTATCCGGAACATCAATGAGTTGATTGGTCTGTACAACCACTATTTAAGACTTATACGAGATGCTACCGGAATTAATGAAGTTATGGATGGCTCTACGCCAAAAGGTGAAGCCTTGGTTGGAGTTCGTGAACAGCAAATGGCGGCTGGTAATAATGCTATATACGATATTACGAATGCTTCTATGGTTCTTTACCGGAAAGTAGTTGAGGATATCGTTAAGTGTGTCCAGGTACTTCCAAAAGAGAGCGTGCTATTTGCAGTATATCAGAAGGCTATTGGTGAGAAGAACATGAAGTTGTTGAACAGCTTTGAAGATCTTCCAATGTACAACTTCGGTATCCGTGTGGTATCAGAGATGAACGACACTGAAAAAGCATACCTGGAGCAAAACATACAGATTGCATTGTCTCAAAAAGAAATCGACCTGGAAGATGCTATTGCTATTCGCCAGCTCAAGGATGTTGATCAAGCAGAGCAACTGCTTATCATCCGCAGAAAGAAGCGTATCAAGCAGCAGCAACAAATGGCCCAGCAGAACATGATGGCTCAAAGCCAGGCAAACGCCCAGGCCGCTCAAGCAACTGCACAAGCTGAAATGCAGAAAGCGCAAATGAATGCGCAGTTGGAGATGCAGAAGCTTCAAATGGAGTCTCAATCAAAAGCGCAGCTCATCCAGCTTGAATACCAAATGAAGATGGAACTTGAGAAGGTCAAGGGACAATTCAATACATACCGTTCTGACATGGAGAAGCAGCAAAAGACTTCCCTGGATACGATGAAAGAAGATCGTAAGGACGAGCGTGTGAAGAAGCAAGCTGTAGAGCAATCCAAGTTGATTAGCCAACGCCAGGGACAGCGTGGCGAGTTGGAAGAGTCAGAGTCTGATCCGTTAGAGGGCCTCTTTTAAATAAGTAAATTTGCAATATGGCTACACAAATAAATCTTGATAATTCAACCAGAGTAGATATCACTTGCAGAAGAGGTGACACATTTACTTTAGAGTTCACCTTCACAGATGATGCTGGTGATGCTATTGATCTTTCCAGCTACACCTGGAAGATGGATGTAAAAGAGACTGATACTTCCTCTGGGGATATTATTGCTGATGATAGCTTTACATATTCGGGGAACAGCTCTGGTGAACTTACCGTGAGTGCAACGGCCACTATTATGGCTGCGGTATCTGGTGGTACTTATGTTTACGACCTACAGTCAACTAATGGTGGAGTTGTAAAAACTTGGGTTTACGGAATATTTAAAGTTAACGAGGACATCAGTGAGTAACATTCAAGTAAATAGTGGCGATAACATATCCATTAGTGGTGTTACATCTACGCAGCAAACAGTAAAGGTTAGTGAGCCTTCAGTAAATGTTGCGATCACTGGTGTTATAGCATCCACCTCTGGAGATAAAAACTATGTGCATGACCAGGCAAGCCCAAGCGCATCCTGGACCATTACGCACAACCTAAATAAACGCCCCTCTGTATCGGTGGTCGATTCTGCTGAAACGCAAATATTATGCGAGGTTCAGTACGACTCTGATAACCAGGTTACCTTACTGTTTGATGCAGCCACCTCCGGAAAAGCGTATTTGAATTAGTATTAAATTTGTAACAAAGAAATTATAGATCATGGCATTGAAGGTAGTATCGGGATTAAATGCAACAAGTATATCCCTCTCGTCTTATTTGGACCTTGCGAAGAACGAACTTCGTAACGCCCAAATTCAGAATTTATCAACCACGCAAATCAACGCAATCACTGGACCGGTTCAAGGTCAGTTTGTGTACGATAGCACTTTAGACAAGCTAAAGGTATACGATGGAGCGGCGTGGGCATTAGTAGGTGCTGCTGCGGATGAGTCCACTATCACGCTTTCAAACAACACGCTTACCATTAAAGATGGTGGTGTTAGTGCTGCTAAACTTGCTTCAAGTGCAGTTACGGAAGCCAAGATTGCTACTGGTGCAGTTACAAATACCAAGCTCGGTGCTGATGCCGTAACCGGAGCGAAGATCGCTGACAATGCTATTGACAGCGAACACTATGTAGATGGATCTATTGATACTGCCCACCTTGCTGATGCAGCGGTTACTGGAACTAAAATTGCAGCACTCACCGTTGCTACTGGTAATATTGCAGCAAGTGCGGTTACTTCTGCAAAGATTGCGGACGGTGCTGTGGGTACAGCCAAGCTTGCAACTGATGCTGTAACAACTGCAAAAATTGCAGACGCACAAATCACGACAGCTCTAATTGCTACAGATGCTGTAACAGCAGCGAAGATTGCCGACAACTCGGTAGATATTGCACGATTGAATGTTACTGATGGATCTAACGGTCAATTCTTGAAGACGGATGGTTCTGGTAACCTTTCTTTTGCTACACACTCTGATGAGGATGTAAGTGCAGGAAACCTTGTTGGTAGATTAGCAGAGATTGACACTACTAATACTGGTAATGGCAACATTATCATTGGTGCTTCCTCTAACACCCCAGATACCCAGATTACTGGTAGCTTGATTGTAGACGGTGACCTTACTGTTGGTGGTACTACAACAACGGTAAACTCTACGACTGTAACAATTGATGACCCAGTATTTACTCTTGGTGGCGATACGGCTCCAACAACTGATGACAATAAAGACCGTGGTATTGAATTCCGTTACCACAATGGAACGGCTGCTAAAATCGGTTTCTTTGGTTACGATGATTCAGAGCGTGTATTCACATTCTTCTCTGATGCTACTAACACTTCAGAAGTATTTAGTGGTACTTTAGGTGAGGCTAAATTTGGTACTTTAAGTGCTGGAACAGTTAACGCAACCGCAAACTTTAATCTTGGTGGTGTAGCCGTTACATCTACTGCTGCTGAACTTAACATCCTTGATGGTGTAACAGCAACGGCTTCGGAACTTAATATCCTTGATGGCGTTACTTCTACCACTGCTGAAATCAACAAGCTTGATGGTTTTACTGGTACGGTTGATGATCTTAACTACGCTAAAGATTTACGAGCCACTGGTGTAACTGCTACGGAGTTTGACAAACTTGACGGACTTACCTCAACAACTGCCGAACTCAACAAGCTTGACGGATTTACTGGGGTTGCAGCGGACTTGAACTATGCTAAAGATCTCCGTGCTACTGGTGTAACAGCAACTGAATTTGATACTCTTGACGGTATCACTGCAAGCACTGCCGAGTTGAACAAGATGGACGGTGTTACGGTAAGCACTGCTCAAATCAACTCTGTTATTGATCGTGCTGGTCGCTATGTACACACTGAAACTAACCATGGTGGTGGTCAGCTCGCTATTGCAAGCAGTACTCATGGATTGACATTCCCATTCCATGTTACGGTTTTAGATTCAAGCGGTAACATGCTTTTGGCTAATGTAGTCCAAAACTCAAGTACTGATGCTATTACTATTGATGACCTACCAGCAGAAACTATTACAGTACACATTACTGGGGGATTGCAATAAAACACAATAACTAATTAGGAGAGGGGTGTGGTGTATACTGCGCCCCTCTTTTTTTTATCTTTGTGAAACACAAAACTCCATCAAATG